AATATAATTATTATTTTTAGCAGTATCTTCTAATTTTGTATTAACTTTCTTTGTGTATCTAACACGATTTTCATCTGTTCCTACAAATGGAAATTCGTGTGTAATAGGTCCGTTTAATATTTCATAATCATTTTGTTTTGTTGGTGGTATAATACCAACAATTATTACTTTACATTTTTTGACAATATTATTTTGAATCGTTTTAAAATAATTATCAACTAATTCATTAATAATATCATCTTCTGTTCTACCAATGTTTATTTGTCTCTGAATATGACATCTACAATCCACTTCCCCATATGCTAAAATAATGATATCATTATCATTTATTACATCTTTATTATAATTTACAATTATATTATCTCTACCAATTCTAAATAATGTTACAGAAAAACTACTATGATCCATATATTCTAATTTCATATTCTTAAAACTAAAATGTGAATGACTATCTCCATATATGTATATCATTACTTTAAAGTAAAGTATTGTCTTTAAACTATTATAGTAAACTATAAATAAAATCTCTATAAGGTTTTACAGAAAATTATTTTATTATATTTGAAATTATATCTAAACAATATCTAAACAATATCTAAACAATATAATGTTCTGTTACACATATTATAACTGTATATGCATCCAGTTTTACATCGTTAACCATCTAAAAAATCTTTTAAATAACCTCTAACCCCATCTGTGATTGCTCTTGATGCTTTTTTAACGGATGTGTCAGCTTCTGGTGTCGTACACATTATACTATAATTTACTTGTCCTTGTCCTTTCTGATAATCAACACATACACCATAATTTTTCCCATTATCTTTGAGTACTGTTGCTGTATCTATTTTTGAAAACTTTAATCCTTGTAATAATTCAGATAATGGTGTAAAACTAGCTTTTAATATTTTTTCACATTCATTTTTTGTATAAATACGAATCATATTATCTTGAAAATTAAACATATCATTTTTAGCTCCACACTTATATGTACCGCCTTTTATTGGTTTTCCTAAAAGTATATTATCAACAGAACATTCATCTGGTGGAATAGTGTTGGTATTATTTAATTGGCTACATAATTTATTATAATTTACTTCATCTTCTGTATCTGTTTTAGGTTTAAAACAATGATCGCCGAGTAATTCTCCATTATCCAATGATACGCATTGTTTTGGAGTATATAATCGTACATCATTTTTGATATTTCCACCAAACATTTTATTTAAAAAACTAACAATTCCATCTGACATTTTATATCCAGTTGTTCCGCATACATCTGGAACTGACTCAAAATTTTCAGATACTCTAAATACTAATAGACCGTATAGAATACAACATATTATGATAATAATCGCAATTAATACAAAATTCTTTTTACATATTTTGTAGTAATTCATTCTATATAGTTTTTAGAAAAAGATGAGTTTCCAATTTTCCCTTAACCGTTCCAAACGGATTTTAGTGACTTTTGTTAAAAGTCCAAAGGATTCCCAAACGGGTACTTAAAGGATTTTGCCACGCTTTTTTTAAAAGCGTAAAGCGTATCTTTTGCCACACTTTTTATAAAAAGCGTATATAGTAACGTGTCAGTATGACATCAATTAATCAATCTAACGGTCAAGGTGCCCTATTTGAACTCGTTGCAAGAGGACAAAAAGATACATTTTTCGTAAAAGATGCCCCAGGTAGCGCATATCCATTTGATCCACGTTATGAATCTTCCGTTCATCATTTAGCAGAAAGAAAAACAACCGTTCCCATCACACGAACAAACTTCGGCGGAACATTTGACGTAGAAATTGATACATTTGCGGATATCCTTACAGAATGTGCTTTTGAAATTGACCTACCTTCTTGGATTCCTTCCCTTCCCATCGTATCTGGCGGACAACCTGTTCCGTCAACCACTGTCAATGGTTTATTTCCAATTACAACCAATGACCCATCTGCCACTTCATATGGTTATGTAAATTATATTGGATATCTCTTATTTGAATCTATTCAACTCTATCAAGATCAATTCCTAATTCAAGAATGGTCTGGCGATGGATTACTTGCTAAACAATTATGTGAAGGTTCGTGGAACTCTTCCAATTTACAACAAGTATGTGGGGGATATTACAATGATACGGATAATCCTACTAGGTCTATTCAATTCCGCGCGACACCCAATCATATCAGGATTAAATTGCCTATTCCTGGATGTGGTCCTAAAGATAAAGGATTACCCATTTGTGCAATGGCGTGGCAACGATTACGCATTCGTGCCACTCTTCGTAAATTAGAAGACCTAGTCGTATGTAGTGATACAACTGTATTTAAACCAGCCCCGTGGAATATTCCATCCTTTTCTTATACATTTGATGACGGAACTCTTAATACATTTTCTCCTAAATCAATTTATGAAATTGGAGAACCTGTAATTTTATTATCCACGATACAACATTATGTATTACCAGAAATTCAAAAAGAATTACGTTCAATCACAATTGAAATACCTTTTAGGAAACAATTTGCAAATACATTTACATTTGGTGAATTAGATTTTATTCAATTAGATAAAGGCGGTATATCATCCGTTACACGTCCTCTTGATATCAGACATCCCACTGAAAAAATCTATTGGTTTTTTCGTAATCAAACCGCAGTAGATACAAACCGTTTAGATTCATTCCGCAATGAATATTTTGATACTCATGCAACAACTCCAACACAACCACATACCATGCCATATGGTGAATTTTATTATGGAATAAAATTGTTAATTGCAGGAAAAGACCGTGAAGAATTGAATTCACCCATTGTATGGAACTCAATCTGTCAATTCACTAAAAATGAATTAGGTACTAATTCACATATTAGTCAAATGTGTTGGAATTTAGGAGATTCATATGGCACTGTTTATCCATCTTATAGACAACCAGAAGGAACAATTAATTTTACGACAGCAGATAGACCAACTTTATATATTCAATTAAGCAATGTAAATGCTAGTCCCTATTTGGGACAACGACGAGCAGAAATGAAATTATTTACAGAGAGTTGGAATGTTTATGTAATTGAAGACGGAAGGGGGCGATGTATGTTTGCATCTTAGGGGGGCCGTTTGTCGGCTAAAGCCGACAAACCCTTCTTATCTTATTATGGGACTGTTTAATCCAGTTGTGGCAGAGCTTGTTTAAATCCAGATTTCATCCAATCCGCAATCTTTTGCGTATCGGAACATTGAAGGATTTTTTGGGGAACTCCGTTTACAATTGCCAAGAAGGCGGGAATCTTTTTCACACCAGCATAACCTGGCGTGTAATCATTTTCATCTAAATCGCAATGATACCATTTAATTTTATCACTTAATTCTGTTAGGTATTTCATATCTACTTTTTTACAAGGTCCACACCAAGTTGCACTAAACTTAATAATTACAATAGGTTCTTTTTTAATACTAGGGTCTTTACTAATCAATTCCTCAAATACTTCTTGGGTAAGAGATTCTAATTCAACGTGATGCGCCATATTTTAATTTGTTGTATATTTTATAAATTGATTTTTAATTTCAATTTTATTCCATATGCTTTTTTAGAAAAAGCATTCCAAAAACGTCTATTCCATATGCTTTTTCTAAAAAAGCATTCCAAAAACGTCTATTTTATTCCATATGCTTTTTTAGAAAAAGCATTCCAAAAACATCTATTCTTTTTCTTCATTTACTTCAGAATCTTCTTGTTCTTTCATCAATTCTTTAAGGATATCACCGTGGCATCTATCTGGTTTACACCAACAACCTAGGATTTTTCCTTTCAATTCTTTCAATTCACCGTATAATTTACCATTACGGACATAATCTTTATATAATTGTAATGATTCTTCAAGTGAATATTTACTTAATGAAAATGGATTGGCCCACTTTGAACGCAATGCACCAGGTACATACATATTTACATTTCTACCAATATATACATGAATGTCATATTGTTTCCAATCCATAAAATCTTCAAATCCAATTTTCTGTAGATTCTTTTTACGAATATTAATAACGTGAATTGTGTTAGACATTCTTTAAATAATTCTTTAAGGTTCTGTAAAGAATTAATTAATTTCAATTTTACGTTTTTAAAAAGCGTACCAAAATCCCTTTAAGTCCTCTATCGTGTTCCATTCATTTGCCACGCTTTTATTAAAAATCCAAAGAGTCTTTAAGTCCTCTTGCGATTTTGTAAAGAGTTAGACGGTTCAGGTGGAACATCATTCTTTTCTTTCGCATATCCTTCCGAATAGTTTGGATTACTTATTCGCCGATAAGTCATTACGCATCCCGCAATTAAAATAGATACAACCGTTCCAATCAATACATATGTAAGGGTATCCGAACTATCTGACAAAGGAACCATGGAACCGCCACCAGATTGTTTAGCAACTGCATCCTTTATTTTAGCAACTGTAGGCATCATTGCAACTTGTCCCATAGGTGTCGCCTTCATTGCTGGACCCAATTCTGTTGCAACCTCTTTAATTACATCCGTTATTTTACCAACTGATTTAACCGTTTCTGTCGCAAAATTAACTGTTCCCCACATAGTTTCCGACAAATTTTGACTTGTTTGTGCAAATGATTCCATCGTCTTCTTAAATGGTCCCACTGCCAAATAATCAAAAAACGAAAAGAATTTACGACTAACATTTGATGCAGGTGCACCGAAAAACTCCCAATTCTCCTCCGTTACAGACCGTGTATTCACAAAGAATTGAAATAATTTATACACCCACCATATAATTGCAACTGGTGCAAATACCATACTTATCATACATATCAAACGAATAATACCAGATTCATTATCACCAGTTATAAACGAATCCATTCCAAATAATCCACCATATACCACACATACCGCATAAATGAAAAATCGTAAATGTTTTGAATCTGGCGTCTTTGCCAACACACCAGATGCAATCCCTTTCGGTCCCAATCCAGGCACTCCCAATCCATAGATTTTCACTACATCCGCATTAAATACCGCTTGACACGCATCATATAACCACCATACACCAAAACACATTAAATTTACAAACAATTTAGCCAAAAATGTACCAGGAGAACGTAAATATAAATGATCCAATGCTAAAAATCCACCTAATACAGATAACCCCATAAATATATCATATGACAAATATACGGCTTCACCATTTGGATTTGAATCAGACTCCCCGTACGTACTCCCTTCTTTCCAATATTTAATTTCAGAGACACTAGCGGTCATACTATCGTCTATATAGGTTTATATAGTGAATACTAATCCGCCAAAACCATTTATTACCCTAAAAATATTGTAATTACGAGCATACACAATAATATGACAATTTCCACGCTGTTGCCATACAGGAATAAGCGGATTATTCAACACTGGATTCATTTGAATCTGCCATACAATACTGTCAATACGACTAGCATTCATCGTACCCGTTGGTTGCGCATCTTCAGGACGTAATGCGAAACAATAATTATAAATAAACGACGAAACCGGAGTGGTTGTATGATGAGCGTATGGCTGATTTAATCTAAAATAAGATGCATCACGTGCCATAAAACGATCGTGTCCGTCCAATTGTAACACCGCACTAGATATTAAATCAATACGTCCAGATGGAGCATTTGAATTCGTATAATCCATTATATACGACGGTACCGCTTCCCCAATAGATAAATTACTATAATTAAACCATTCATTACGTGATGACATTACATCCCGTTGCACCACAAATATCATTTCTTTCAATGGATGATTGAACTCTACCGAAATAGTAGCAGTAGTTTGTCCTGATGTCAATGAATAGGGCGGTGTGTATTGCACTTGTTCTATAATATATTCATGTGATGTACTTGAAAATGAACGGCGTTCATCCACATCTAAATATACATAATCACCCCATAACATCATATTCACAATCTGTGCGGTACTATCCACTTGAACGGAACAACCAGGTAACCATTCCACTAAATCTTGCGAACCAAATACATTTGGATTATATGGATTCGGAGGCGGAGGAATCCAAAATAATTGCTGTAAGGGTCGCAATGTAATATTAATACGAATGGGTGTATATTGTAAGGCTACAAGTGGTATATACATACCAGGATTTTTACAAAAATAAAACTGTAAGGGTATTAATAAATGTAATCCATCAGACCGCTTTCCAGGTATAATATTTATGGGATTGTAGGGTTCAATACGACCAATCATTTCATTTAAGGCATATCGTTGTGAAGCGGGTGTAGTAAGTTGCGTCCAGATTTCCATCCATTCACCCGTCTGACGATCAATTTCTTGTTCTCCAATCTCAAAGGTTATTTCTTGAATAAGTGCATGTCCGATGGAATTCGTATAAGATAATTCGTTTCCATTAATATCTTTTAATAATGGAAGTGTAACATCTAAATATACTTTACCCAATAAATCACCTCTGCGTGGAACAAGACACGTAATACGTTGTCCGAAATTGGGTGTTCCATCAAAATACATTGCGTGCGATTCAACGGCGAAATTGGTATGACGACGATACACCATTTTAAAATAACTAATTTGTGGATTACCAATTAAAAATACATCTTGTTTTCCAACAGCAACTAATTGTAATAATCCTCCACTTGATGGCATTCTGTTATATCATCCGGATATTAATAGAATAAAAGGGACCGCACCGAATATTATCACACTAATTCAGATAGGATGAATCATTTATTAACAGGACCACTTATTATACGAACAAATAATTACCTATCAGGTAACAATACACATGTAGTCGGATTACACGACCAACCCATTCCCGCTAATCAATTACTAGTCACATCCACAGGTGGTGTTCTCATTGCGTCCGATTCCATTACTTTATCCACTATTAACGCCAGTGTTATTAATGTATCCACACTCAATTATTCCACCATCATAACGGAAGGTCTTCTGGATTCACTCTCTGTTTCATTAATGTATATCTCTACATTATCAAGTAAACAGATATATTCAGATTTATTTATAGGTTCAACCGTTCAATTCTCAACACTAACAGGAAATACCATTCAATTCTCAACACTAATAGGAAATACAATTCAAACAGATACATTATCCGTGAGAGGAGATACACAATTCGCATCATGTTATGCTGATTATGTTGGTCTTTATCCAAATAATAATGGACCAGTCGCATTGGGTTCATATATGGGACAATGGTCCGAAATATATTCATTTAATGGCCTAATACAATTTGCGGATACATCTGCAATGAATTATACACCACTTCAATATGGATTAGATGAAATCATTAAATTAAATACAATTAAATATAAATGGAAATATCAAGATGAATTGCCAGACGCAAATCCGACAAAACAATTTCAATATTTTGGTATATCTACGGATAATTTAAATACAATTTTACCAGAATTAATCTATTCAATGGATGCTGATTCCCCGGTCCATATAAATTATTCAGAACTGATTCCGATTCTAATAAATTCAATTAAACAGTTGCGTGAGATAGCATATCAACAAAACGAACAAATAAACGAACAAAACGAACATATTAAGATAATGACAGACCATATTACTACGATGAAAATGATGCATTTAACAGATATAGACAATTTAACAACACATGTAGAG